TGGCAGAATAAGGACTTGATGGAGTTGGCGGGCATTGTTTTGGCGGAGCATGACGCCGTGCCGTACAGCATGCGCCCGCAGGCGATTTACATTGACGCAATCGGGCTGGGAGCCGGTCTCGCCGACCGGCTGCGCGAGTTGGATTTGCCAGCGGTTGCGGTGGCGGTCAGCGAGACTGCGTCCCTGAAGGATCGCTTCAATCGCCTGCGCGATGAATTGTTTTGGAGTGCGCGCGAGTGGTTTGAGGCGCGTGACTGCCACATGCCGGAGGACGACACGCTGATCGCGGAATTGACGGGGATCAGGTACAAGTATTTGAGCAGCGGCAAGCTGAAGATTGAGAGCAAGGACGAGATGAAGAAGCGCGGCCAGCGCTCGCCCGACACGGCGGATGCGTTCGTGCTGACGTTCGCGGGGCAAGGTGCGGTTGCCGGAGGCTACTCAAGGGGTTACAATAGCAGCCGCGTAGTCAAGCCGAAAACGAACTGGGTAGTGTGATGGCGGAAAATAGGTTTATGCAGTCGCTGCTCGGTGAGGGCGATTATTCGGACCCGTTGATGATACTGCCGTTTGCTGAGACGCCGGAAGGCGAGTTTGTGCCGTCCTTCCCCGGTCTGCTTCAGGGTGCGGCTCAGGGTGTGCGTGCCGCTGGCCGTCTGGGCGGTATGGTTTTTGAGGGTATGCCGGTCGACACTGAGACGGGCATGCCGACGCAAGATGTTTATGACGATGTGCTTGAGGCTGGCCTGACGTTTACCGGCGGCAGCTTGCTTGCGCCGCGACCGAGTAATTCGCTCGGTATGGGCGGCTTGCTTGAGGATATGCCCCTATATCAGCAGATTGCGAAGGGCAATATCGGCAGCAAAGAGATGCCCCCTGCTGAAGAGGCTCTATATCGCGCTGGCGCAGCTATGCAGATGCCAAGAGAGAGCGGTGAGGGGCTTTTGCTGCCGCAACGCGCGTATGATCTGGGTGCGGCTCAGGCGCGTGTGCTGGATGAGGACGTGGCGATTGACCCCGGCTTTCAGAACATCGTTGCGCCGTTTATTCGTGGAAGAGATGCCGACACGGTGATCCGCGACCTTGGTACAGTTATGGACAGCCCTGCCGTCAGTCTTCAGAACTTGATCGGGAACACGGCGAAGTTGATGCCCGGCGACATGACAATGGCGGGGCAGGAAATCACGCACGTTATGGGTGTGAAGCTGAAAAATCCGGTCAGGATGCAAGGTGGAAAAGACTTTTCTGCTGAAGAATTGTCCAGAGAGTTGGGCCTTGTTTGGGCATCCGACCCCACTGTCATATCTGGTTATGCGAAGCAGGCCCGCGAAAACCCCGGTCTTTTAGGCGTTTATAGCGCTATGGGCGCGCGCTCTGGTGACTTCTCGCATCATGTGGCGGATATCGTCGTTGACATGACAAAGCAGGCGGACTGGATACCGAAGTCTGAGATCAAGCGATTTGACGATGAGATTAGGGCTATTGAGGTAAAGAACAAAGACACAGGCAAGATTACAAGGCCGCACAAGGATTTCCCCGGCATCCTCAGCGACAAGGTAGAGGATTATCTTTATGATCCGGGCCGTGGCAACACTCGCAAGGCGGTTGCCGACGTTATGGAGAAGGCCAGCTACAGAAAAGAGGGTTTCCCAGATTTATCGGTGATCCGTACTGTCGTTGCCGATCCTGAGATGGCTTATCGGGTAAACGATCCGTCTGCGATGATGGCACCGACCGGCGGCAGGATCGTGCGTTTTGATGAAGACCCTATGACCCCTATTGGCGGCGAAGGTAACATTCCGGTGTTTCACAAGACCTATCGTCAGGGCATCAGCGGCGAGGATTTAGGCTCGCTTGAAATGCCGGTGCCACGCAGCTTAATATTCCCAGAGTTTTTTGCTAATCGACGCGCTGCTGAAAAAGCGATGTCATCCGACCGCCGCAGCGCCGAGATCAGCAATGTGTTGCAGGAAATTACACCTGAGATCGCTGACGATGTGGACAGGTTTACAGAGATGTATCGTCGCGGACTGCTAGGAGATGTGTTTTAATGGCCCCACGCGCCCCTAAAGACCCACGCCTAGCGCGCGCCGGTGTTTCCGGCTACAATAAGCCGAAGCGCACCCCGAACCACCCCAGCAAGTCGCATGTGGTTGTGGCGAAGGAGGGCGACAAGGTTAAGCTGATCCGCTTCGGCCAGCAGGGCGTCAAGGGAGCGGGAAAGAAACCGAAGACCAAGGCAGAGAAAGCTCGGCGGGCGTCGTATTATGCAAGGCACAACGCGCAGGACCCGAACCCGGATAAGCTCTCGGCCCGTTATTGGAGCCACCGCACCAAGTGGTAGCAACCCGATGGCGCAGGCGCTTCGAGGATTGAGACAGCAGATTGTGAAGCCGCGCAAAGGGCGTGGCTCTTATTCAAGGAAGGACAAGCACGATGGGATACGGTAAGGGCAAGAAAAAGGGCAAGGGCGGCAAAGCCTCGAACGAAGTGCTTGGGAAGTACGCAAACTGATGGCTAAGGGCGTCGCACACTACTTTCGCGATGGCACACGGCATATGGGCGGATCGCACAAGATGCCCGACGGCTCTTTGCACAGCGGCGCTCGGCACACTGCGTCGAGCAAGAAGCTGTTTCACTTCGGCCAGTTGTCGGCCACCGCCAAGAAAAAAGCGAAAAAGAACGCCTGATGAACCGGAGGCTCCCCAATGTCCCGAAAGACAAGCGCACTGGCCTGCCGAAAAAATACGTTGCTGGGTCGCGCTCTCCATCTCGCAAGGCAGCGGAGATTAAGCGCACCGCCAAAGCCTACAAAGAAGGCCGCAACATCGACGTGAAGAAGGTGAGCGCATCGCGCGCCGCACAGGCGAAGAGGAAAAAGAAACGTGGCAAAAGCAAAACCGCTATCTGAGGCGACGCGGAAGACGCTTCGCGAAAAGGCTGAAAAGGCGAATATGACTTATGGAGAACTTGCGAAAGTATATCGCAGAGGTCAGGGCGCGTATCTCTCATCGGGTTCGCGCAATGTACCTATGGCTGCTTGGTCTATGGGGCGGGTGAATAGTTACATTCGCGGCGACAAGGCCCGCACCGCTGACAAGGATATTTACAAGGCCGCTCGCGGCAGGAGTAACAGAGCATGACACCGTGTAATAACTGCGGCCACCCACGCCGGTGCGCCACAATGGACAAGTGCATTATGGGCAAGATGCCACCGGCGTATGAGCCGCCAGTGCGTGAGAAGCAGCCCAAGAATGTCAACACCAGCCGGGGCAACGTCCTGATGCAAGGCGACGTGCCGGTCAAGAAGACCAAGAAAAAGGCAAAGTAAATGGACGAGATGGACGACGTTCAACTTGGGTCGATTGTCAGCGGCGAGATTACCGACGCGCTGAACCACTTCGACAGCGAGTACACGCAGGACCGCCTCCGGGCGCTCGACTTTTATCTGGGCGAGCCGCTCGGCAACGAGGTTGAGGGTAGGTCGTCCGTCATTGCCACCGAGGTCGCAGACACGGTTGAGGCGAGTATGCCGAACCTTATGCGCGTGTTCACGGCGAACGATAAGTATGTGCGGTTCGCCGGACGCACGGGCGAGGATATGGAAGCCGCCGAGCAGGCGTCAGATTACGTCAATTATCTGATCCAGAACCAGAACGACGGATACAAGCTGCTGCACACATTCTTCAAGGATGCGCTGCTATTCCGTATGGGCGTCATTAAATACTTCTACGAGGAAGTCGAGGAAGTCGACGAGGAAGAGTATAACGGCCTGTCCGAGCCGGAGATGGTACTGCTGCTGAACGATCCGTCGATTGAGATCGTGGAGCAGCGCGAGACCGTCACGCAGTCAATGATGGACGAGGACGGGGTCGAGGTTCCGCTCGACGTGATGTACGACCTGTCCGTCCGCGTGAAGCGCAAGTCGGGCCAGATTAAGGCAATCAACGTGCCGCCCGAAGAGTTTCTTGTGTCGCGTCACGCGACCGGCAACCTTGAGGACGCGCACTTCGTGGCGCACCGCACGTCGCTCACTGTGAGCGAACTTGTGGCGATGGGCTACGACCGCGACATCATTGAGCAGTACGCGGGCGAAAACGAACTGGACACTGACCGCGAGGTCAATAACCGCTTCCAAGACTTAGAGGCGGCGACTGGGGTTGACCCCGCCGATCCAACCCTGCGCTCTGTGATTTATCACGAGTGCATAATGAACATTGACTTCGACGGCGACGGCATTGCCGAGCGTCGGCGCATCTGCGCGATTGGCGGAGACGGCGCGTACATTCTGCACAATGAGCCGTGGGATCACATGCCGTTCGCGGTCTGCTCGCCGATCCTGATGCCGCACCGTCTGGTGGGTCGCTCGGTCTACGACTTGACCGAGGACTTGCAGGTGATCAAGACCACGCTGATGCGCCAGTATCTCGACAGCGTCTACAGCAGCACGCTGCCGCGCATGATTGCTGTCGAGGGACAGGTGCACCTCGACGACCTCTTGTCGGGGGCCGCAGGCGGGGGAATCAGGGCGCGCCAGCCGGGT